GATCAGCAGCCCGCCTTTGGTGTGCCCGCACAGCCGCCAGCCGGCGCGCTGAAAGCAAAATCCAGGGTTCCTTGAGGCGACCGCTTGGCCGTTGACGTAGGTGTAATGCCGACGATCAGGCCAGACGCAATCAGCGACCGCATCCGCCTGTCGAATGAGGTTCGAACTGCGGTGCGTTGATTCGTTGCGAAAGACGGCACAGTTGATGCCGTCTTGTCCGCTGTCGTCGATGAAGTCGCGCCAGACGAACACGGCGTCGGCGCGCTCGGTGCGCAGGACAAGTTTCTTGCCGGGGCCAACAAACAGTTTTCGCTTGCGCCCATCGGCATAGCGGTTGCAGGAGTAGTGCCGTTCATACAGTTCCAAACAGGCGAGGTCGCCGTCTTTCGTGACCCACCAGACCGGCTCGCTCACGGCTGCACCACCTGGGCGGGCTTGATACCGCGCTCGGCTTCAATGGCTCGGGCAAAGTCCATTGCGGCGTCATTTGTCGATGAGCGGTTCTTATGCATCGCATCATTCCAAAGCTCTTGCAAGCGGCATGGCGTCAGCGGCACCTGGGCTGGCGGGGGCGCGGCGTCAACATAAGCGCGAAGCTCCGTGTAAGCGGCCAGGATTTTCGGGTGGTGGTTGCTTTTCTCCAGCAGCGATTGCGCAATGTCAAGGGCGTAAATGGCCCGCGCCAGCAGTTCCTTGTCTGTCAATTGGTTTTGCATTTGCTTGTGTCCTTTGCGTTATTTTGACGCCGATAAGTCCCGCTTACCGGGGGCAATCCGGGGCGGCTGGCAAGTGCTGCCAGTGCGTGACCTCGTAGTCGTCATCGCAGGCAAAGCCCTCGCCGTGCAAGTCCCAGTAGTTTTGCTGCTGCGCCCACATCCAGCCGTCGCCGCCGCCGTCGTCGCGCATGTACACGCCTACACTGTTGCGAATCAAGCCCAGGACCGCCACCCCCATTTCCGGCAGGTCTTTGTCCACGCTGATCCAGCTTTCGGGCACCTGGGCAGGCGGGGGCGCTGCGGTGTAGAGCGTTACCCGTTTCTCTGGAAAGTCGCCAGGGTTGGTTGGCGAATAAAACAGTATCTCTTTGCACCAAGGTTCGCCTGTCGGTTCGAGGTGGCTTTTGTGAATGCTGCCTGCTGGGATTAGCCTGTAGCCCACAGGCTCCTGCCCAGCTTGACGCTGCACCGGCTCAGTGCGCGAGTACAGGGCGTCCAGGTTATCTACTAGCACTTTCGCAAAGTCTGCGCCCAGCGGCTCCTGGCTTTTGAGGAAAGCGGACACCGGCTTAGCTTGACGCTGCGCCTCGTGGGTTGCGATGATGGCGTTTGCTATCTGACGACGGCCTGCGCGGGTGTCAAAGTCGGCGGCGTCGGCTATGGCGTCAAGCTGCTCGTCGGTCAATTCATTCATGGGTTGCTCCTGATTTGATGCCGTGGGCCGCTTTCCAGATTGCGGCACCCCAGTTCGTTGTGCCCGGAATATGGCGCTGCTTGACATCCTGGTGCGCCTCCATGATCCGCCCCACGGCCTGCCAGTCGATCTGCGTCAGCGGCACCTGGGCAGGCTGGGGCGCGGTGTAGAGCGCTGTCCAGCCCTCCCCAGGGTGATGGCCCCGCATGGCACCAATCACTGTATCGGTGTCCTTGTAGCGCCACAGCACCGGCTCCTGCCCAGCTTGACGCTGCGCCTCATGTTGCGCGATGATGGCGCGGGCGAAGCTGATGGGCAGGATGTAGCCGTGGTTTCCCGGCTCTGCGGTTTCAGTAGCATTAGCCACTTCAATGATTTCATCGTCGGTCATACAAAACTCCTATTTAACATAATGATGATCGTGGAAGGTCAGGGCGCTTTTTCGCCGCCCAAGCAGCCCTGGGCTTGCACAAAGGGCGCGTCCTTGAAGGCGTCGAGTATTTGGGCAGCGCGCACATGCGCAGGCACGCCACAAACTTCTTCCAGCGTTCGCATGCGCTGCTCTTGCGTGCCGAACCGCACCTCGCGCTTGTCAACAACAGGCAGGCTTTTTTGCCTTGCTTGACGTTGAGAAGCGTTCAAATCTTCCAAGCCGTGAATCAGATCAGCAACAAGCGCGGTGTGGGCTTGACTGATGCCGTGGTGTGCCAGTGTCGAACGGACAAAAGCGTGTTGGCGACCAAGTTCGTCGTCGGTCAATACAGTGGGCTGGCTCATCTGTGTAACTCCTTGAATTGATTGGTTGTTAAACATAATTTCCCTCGGGGAAGGTCACGGGCGCCAGTCGATGACGCCCAGCACGGTGCCGATCAGCAGAACAACGATCACGGCAATGCCTGCAATGCCCAAGATGTCGCCGATGCTCATGCCTTCACCCCGCAAAACGGGCAAAAGCTGAAGAACATGCTCAACGAACTTTTTTTCAGCTTCATAGCGCCGCTTTTGAGCGGGACCATGGCCGACTGATTGACGGGTATGAAGCCGCGCACCTGCATGGCGTTGCCGCCCAGCGTGAAGCCGTAGCCTTGCAGTTCGGTGCCGTGGTCAGTCCCGGCGGGTAATTGCTCCTTCAAACGTTCGGTCAGCTTGGCTTCGATTTCTTCTTTGCAGTTGCAGTTCATCTGTATAACTCCTTGATTTATTTATCGATTCAACATAACGCCTGCTGACGCGCATCAGGCCGGCGTCAGTTCGCGCCCCTGCAGCCAGCGGCTGTGCAGCCGGTCCACTTCCTGCATCTGTGCCGGGCTGGAGGCCAGCAGGTCAAAGTCATCGGCCTGGCCCGCGCCTGTCAGCAGGCGGGCATAGGCGCGCTGAACGCTTTGCAGCGACGTGCTGCCCGTGTCCTGCGTGCCTTCGATCAGGCCGGGGATGACCAAGGGCACCTCGTCGCCATAGGGCCGGCACATGGTGATGGTGTTGGCCCATGCGGCGCCATTGAAAGCGCCGCCGGTGCGCTGAAGCTTGCGCCCGTGCTTGGTGGTCTTTTTCACCGCATCACCCCGTACCCGTTGTGCAAAAAGCCATGCGTGATGACCTGGTTGCGCGGCGGCGGCATCAGGCTGCTCGAATACCTCGTGTGCGCCGTGTGCACGATCTCGGCATCCGGGCGCGGCGCAGGCGGCGTGTACGCCTTGCCGGCGGCGCTGCGCAAAAACGAGGCCTCGGCATACGTCAGCTTGGGCGGCTTGGGTGGCGCAGCTGGCTTGGCGACCCGGACCTGCTGGCCGCTGTTGCCGACCCTCGCCGCATACCGGGCGCGGTCCTCGGCCTGCTTCTCGGCGCGGCTCTTGGGCGGCGTGGTGGCCAGGAAGTGCGCGGCCGCTTCGGCGGTGCTGAAGTAGCGCTGGTAATGCGTGGGCACTTTGGCGACATGCAGCTTGCCGGCGCGCACCAGGCGCTCGCATGTCTTGGCGCTTTGCGCCTGGCTGGACAGGTGGCGCGCGTCGCGGGCGCGGTAGCCTTCGGGCGTGGCCGCCTGGGCGAGGATCAGGACGCGCAGGGCGGCGCCGGCTGCGCGGGGTGCGTAGGGCATGGGGTCTTTCGGGTGAAAAAGGCTGCTTGCGCCCGGCTGGCGGGCGTTTATTGCTATTGATTTAGGAGTGCTTAGGCGGCTTGCTGCCACTGCGCCAGCTTGACGATCGTGTCATCGACTTCGGCCAGGAACTTGACGACCTCGGCTTCGTAAGTGCTAATCAGTTCATCGTCGCGCATGACTCTGACGACAAACAACTGCATGTCGGCGGGCATGCGCGGGTCGAAGCTGATGAAGTCGCACCATGCGCGCCCGGTGCAGGCCATCTGCCACTGCATCTGCGGGATGTATTTCGCCGGCGCTTTGCCCGACAGGATCGTGTCGATGTGGTTTTTCGTTTCGGGACACTTCGCCTCGATCTGTCCATCCGTGCCGACCAGGCCATCGGGCGAAGCGCCGGACATGGCGATGGCCGGATGATCGACCATGCCCGTTTCAGTCACGAAAACGCCTGTCTCGGCCTCATAGGCTGCGCGGGCCAGCGGCTCTGCCGCGGTACCCCAAGCCATTGCCGCGTTTGAAAAACCTTCAGCGCGCTTCCCTGTCAGCCTTTCGGCTACAAGTTCCGCCCGATAGTTACCGCGGCTGGCCGATTCCCCGCTTTTGGTTTTCGCGATAACGTCTGCAAGCCGGCTCGCTGTCACGCGGCCCAAGCGCGCGGCAAACCATGCCTCGCTTCCTTGAATGATTTGCGCGGTCATACTGCGACCCTTTCTTTTAGTAGCGCCAATCGGCTGACGTGCTGGAATGAAACGCCAAAGTCCGCGGCTATTTCCTTCAAGCTCTCGCCATTGCCGCGGCGGGCGCGAATGATGACGATCTGGTCATCTGTCAATTTCAGGTTGTGGTGCGCCGTGCCGCGGCGAATGCGCGCCCTGCCTTTTCTCACCATGTCTTGCGTGTTGTCGGCCGGCGACCCGAGGAAAAGATGATCCGGGTTGATGCATTTGCGGTTGTCGCATTTGTGGCACACCAGCACGCCCGCGGGCACCGCACCAAAGGCGGCCTCGTAGGCTGCGCGGTGGGCGCGAATTTGCTGCCCGCGGCCATGGGTGAATACCCCGTAACCATCTTTTTCAATGGTGGCATTCCACTCCCAGCAGCCTGACTTGGCCAAGTCATACCGCTTGAGCTTTTCCAACAGTGGGATCAGATGATTAGCCATTGCTGACCTCGCCCGTTTCGGCATCAATCACGACAGCCGGCGCGGCGGCGGCCTTGAGCGTCGCGCCATGCTTGATCCAGAACGCCGTGCGGATTTTGGATTTCGGGATGGCTTCAAATGCAGCGCTCAGCGCGTCCGTGCCGTTCATGGCCGCATCGCGCAAGCCTTGCAAGTGTTCATCCTCGAACGGCGCCAGGTCATCGGGTGCGTTCTGCGTGGCGGCTGCCTGCGGGTTGCGGCCCGTCTTGGGCTCGGCTTCAATGATCCGCTCGGCCTCGTCCTGGTCAAAGATGCCGACAAAGCCAAAGGCCAGCCGGGCGCACTGGATCAGCGCCTTGTGTCTGAGCATGCGGTAGGGGTGCGACAGCCACGGGCCGGCATTGCGCTTGCATTCGGCCATCCACTCGGTCACCTTGGTCGGGTGGCCCCGGTCCTTGCGGTAAATGATGCAGGTGCAGCTGTCGGCATCCTGCTCAAAGTCCATCCCGTCATATTGCGGATGGCTGTTGATGATGCGCGACCAGCCGTCCAGGCCGACCACCGGGACAATGCCGCCCTTGTCGGGGAAAGCATAGATTTCCTTGGTGAACGGGTTCAGCCCGTACTGGCTGGCCACGATCAGCAGCGCGGTCATCTGCGCGTCCGTCACCTGCGTGCCGCTCTTGAAACAGGTTTGCTTGAGGGTGTTGCTCAGGTCGGCGCCGTCGCCCATGTTGAACTGCGTCGCCAGCTTGGCGGTCAGGGTTGAAAGTGCGGTGGTCATGTTGCTCTCGGGTTAGCGGTTAAAAAATCCAGCCGTGGCGGCCACGGTGAACACCAGCGCGGCGGTCAGCGCCAGCCAGCGCGCCAGGTGAAGTGCCTTGTCGGTGGCGTCGCCCGGCGTCGGGATGGGTGGCAGCGGCACGCGCTCGGGGTCGGGCGGTGCTTTCAGGCTGCAGCCCGTCACCATCGGCATGACGCCTTCGGTTTCGGCGTAGAACGCGGTGATGGCGCAGGTACAGCTGCGGCATGAGTTGCATCGGTGGGTGCAACTCATGCCGGCCACCCTTGGGCATACATCCACGCCAGTGCCAGGCCGATGGCCACGGCCAGCAGGTAGCCGCGGATCGTGCCGCTGCGGGCGGTTTCCATGGGCAGCACCGGGCCAGACATGTGCGGATTGATGTCGCTCATGCGCCTGGAAAAACGCAGGTTGTCGTTGCTCATTGCGCCACCTCCACCGCCTGCGCGGCCAGCAGCTTGTCCAGCTGCACTTCCAGCGCCGACTGTGCATTCACGGCGCGCATGAACTCGCTGGCCGGCGTGTTGTTCAGGGATGCCTTGAGGCATTCATTGGCCTCGATCAAGATGGCAAGGGAAATCATTGCGTTCTCTCCAGAAGTTCGCGCGAAATGCGCAGGTAATCGGCATCGGACATTTGCTTTTCCATCCACGTAGCGCGCTTGCCGGTGGTCGTGAAAAGCGCAAACTCAAGCTCCGGCGGCTCGGCTTCGTAGCAGTCGTCCGGGTCGCCATGCACCCGGCCCGCTCGGCCTGCGCTGCAATAAGTCACCCTGGCAATGCAGGGCAGGCCGCTTTTGATCGTGGTGTGCATGTCGCTCCTTGGTAGGGACGTAAAAAAGCCCGCTGGGTAGCAGGCTGGTGGTCGAAAAGGTTTGAACGCCGCGCCACTCCCATCCACAGATTTCTCTGGTCGGCCCGGTCAAGGGCAAGCAGGGTGGTTGCAATTGACTGTCAGGAATGCGTTCTGTGCTGCGGTGCTGGGGCGCAGCTGGCTGGGCGTTCACATCAGGCCACTGGGGGCAATGGGCTGATGTGAAAGCGCCCGGACTGGCCGGGCTGGGTGGGTTAAAGGGAAGCGATCAGGGCATCAATGGCGGATTGCTTCCACACCGGACGGCGAGGGGTCAAGAAAACCGGCGCAGGGTATTTGCCTGCCTTGACGCCGTTCAGCCAGGACGAACGTTTCATGTGCACTTGAGGAAGCACACCTTCAAGGTTGAGCAGGGTTTCGGCGCGTGGGCTTTCGTTTACTTCTTCGGTAGTCATTTCAATCTCCTGTTAAAAAACCAAAAAGCCCTCAGTGAAGGCGCTTTGGTTTGCCCTCGTTGAGGGCCGGTACTTTTCTCGCCCCGTTGCGGCGACTGTCTTTTTTGCTCTCGCCGGGTACAGCACCCAGCGCGTTTGATGTGAACCGATGCTGTTGAGGCAAGGGCTGCGAGAGGGTCCATCGTTTGCCAGCCTGGTTACTGCAAATCCCCGAAATCCCGCGACACGCCGGTTCACCCGGCACCTACGTTGATCCTTTCAGAACGTGTCGGCCGTCACGTCGATCCGCTTGGCCCTTGCAGCGGTTTCCCGTTGCATGGCTTTATTCTAGCCATTAGCTACAAACAAGTAAAGCGAATCGCTAGTAATTTGCTTGAAATAGATCATCTTTTTCTACGTAGTCCGATAAGTATCTAGATTCAGACGTAAAAAAACCGCCTCAGTGGGCGGTTGTGGTGATGGGCGGGTGTTCTGCGCTTATCTGAATCGCTTCTCTACAGCGCGCACCACGCCAATGATGGTGCAGCCGTCCAGCGACTTAATGGGGTAACGCGAATTGAGCGGCTTGAGATACCAGTCGCCGCCATCCTTGGCAAGCTGCTTGAACGTGGTTTCTTCGCTGCCATTTTTGGCAATCACGTAATCGCCTGGCTGCGGATCAAGCTCCGGCTCGACCACCAGCAGCATGCCCTCGGTGAAATCAGGCTCCATGCTGTCGCCTGTAACCCTTAAGGCGAACGTGTAACGGTTTACCGGGACCGTGGTCGGAATCTTCTCATATTCACCCTCGCCGGGGTGAAGGTTATCCACGAACTCTGTGTACATGCCGGCCTGAACGGTTGAAAGGAGGGGAACTTCTCCTTTGATTGTAGGACCGGGCGCCGTGTTTTGGGTAACCATTTCATCAAACCAACCCCGGCCCAGTTGATAAGCGTCCTCGATTTTTTCAAAGGCTTCGTCGCTCATCTTGCGGTAGCCGCGTGTTCCGTCCTTCTTGACAGGCAATAAGGTTTTCTTGATGGCTTGATCGATGTACTGCCAGTTCAGCCCGACAGCGTCAGCGACAGCCTTCAAACCTTTTTCATTGCAGAAAGCTTCAAGCTTTCTTCTTCGGCGCTCAGCGTTTGTTTCCATGGTGCGTTTCTAGCATATCGCTATTAAATAAATGTAGCCATTGGCTTTACATGAGCTAGCGAATCGCTACAATGAGGGAATGGAAAAACAAATTACCTCTGACCGGCGCCGCCAGCTTGCCGAAAAGCATGGCGTCAATGAGCAATACCTGTACCAGTGCCTGACGGGTCGCCGTGACCTCAATCCAGCCGAAGCCATGCGCCTGGAGCTGGAATCCAAAGGCGAATTGACGCGCCAATCACTGTGCCAGAAAACCTACGCCAGCATCTGGCCGAACCTTAAGCCGCGCATCGGGAATGAGGAGCGCCGCACCGGCCCCGTTGACCGTCGCGTCAAGGCTGCCTGACATGGATCAGCCCATTACCCCCGAGGACATGGCGCTGCTGCACCCGGAACTGTTCCGCATCAAGCGGGGCGAGTCAACAGCCAAGACCGTGACGACCTTCGCCGAACAGCACGCCGCCGCACTGGCCGCTTTCGACGCGCCCCAGCACAGGTCGCCTTCAGTCTGTTCGCCTGAAGACCGCATCCAGTCCGGCAAAGCATCCCCTACCTGAACCCACGGAGTATTTTTCATGGCACTGAACCCCAAGCGCACGCAGCGCGTCGTCACATACCTGAACGAGAAGGAATACATCGACCTGCTCAAGTCCGCAGCGCGCTTTGACAAGCGCCCTGGCGACTTTGTGCGGTTTGGATTGCTGCGGGACATGTATGGCAGTTTAGGGATGGATGCCTCGCTGCACAACGAAAACGGTAGTGCTGATGAGGCACAAGACGAATGAGCGCTAAGCCCGTCAAGAACCTGCCGCGCAGCCCTTTGTCGGCTGCCCAGCGCCTGCACAACCTGCTCAAGCCGAACAAGCAAAGCAGCTTCACCGGCCCGATAAATATCGGCCCTTGCAAGGTGGTCAAGGCCGCTGGCATCTTCGCAACCCATTGAGCGCAGTGGGCCGCTTTTCAAACGCCCACAAAAAAGCCCGGTGACAGCCGGGCGATTTCTAACCACAGAACAGAAAGTCCCCTCTCCTATGATTTCCAACATTGTAAATACAAGCCATCTGGCGCGCAAGACCGACCCTGTAACAAGCCACCTGGCAGCGGCCCGCGTGCGCGAGTTCACGGAATCCCATCGGCAGATGATCCTGCGCTGCCTGGATGACCACGGCCCCTGCACGGTAGACGAGATCGCCGCGCTGACCGGCATGGAATCGCAGGCGGTCAACAAGCGCTTGCCTGAGTTGCAGCGCTTTGGCGTGGCGTACCCCGTCGAGGGCTTGCTGCGCCCGTCGGACAGTGGCCGCATGGCTCGGGTGTGGGGTGTCGTATGAAATCCCTCCCTTGGCTCCGTCTGTACACGGAAATCATTGACGACGAAAAGCTAGGCCTGCTGGCCTTTGAAGATCGTTGGCACTTTGTCGCGCTGCTGTGCCTCAAGGGCAAGGGTGTGCTGGACAACGAACCTGACGCCGAAATGCTGCGCCGCAAGATCGCACTGAAGATGGGTTTGACCTGCGCCGAACTGGAAAAGGTCGCCAGCCGCCTGTCCCGCATGGGCCTGATTGACTTTGACACCTTCCAGCCTTGTGCATGGAACGAGCGCCAGATGCAGAGCGACACCAGCACCGAACGCACTAAAGCCTACCGGGAACGCATGAAACGTCACAGTGACGTCACGGTGACGGCGCAAGAGTTAGATACAGAGAAAGATACAGATACAGAGAAAGAAGCAGAGAAGAAGACACGCGCTAAAGCGCTTTCACAACCTGAATCCGTGTCTGCTGAGGTTTGGTCTGATTTCCTGTCGCTCAGAAAAGACAAGCGCGCCAAGCTGACAGCCACCGCATTGGCAGGCATTCAAGCCGAAGCCGACAAGGCCGGGTACACGCTGGAGAAGGCGCTCTCCACCTGCTGCGCTCGCGGCTGGCAGTCATTCAACGCTGATTGGATTTCAGGAAAGCCAGGCCAATCCCACGCCGCCGCCCCCATCAACAAGCAAGAAGCCCTTGAAGCCCGTAACCGTGAGGTTGCCCGCAAGTGGGCGGCTGGAGAATAAGCATGCAAGTCTCTGAAAAAACCGCCTTCAGCCAGTTGATTACCGACGTGCTGGCCTACTACCGCCAGGACGCCAGCAGCTTCACCCTGAGCCTGTGGTGGCAGGCCTGCGAAGGCTTTGACATGGAGCAGGTGAGTAAAGCCCTGTCCGCGCACGCCATGGACGCCGAGCGGGGCGTCTTTGCCCCAAAGGTGGCCGATGTGGTGCGTGTGCTGGCCGGCACGACCACCGACCGCGCCGCGCTGGCCTGGGGCAAGGTGCTGGGAGCCATGAGTGCTGTCGGTGCTTACAGCGATGTGGTGTTTGACGATCCAGCCATTCACGCGGCGATTGAGGACATGGGCGGATGGGTCAAGGTCTGCCGGGGCGAGATGGCCGAACTGAGCTACTTGCAGCACCGCTTTTGTCAGTCCCACAAGGCTTACACCTGGCGCGGCACGTTCGACTACCAGCGCCGGCTGATTGGCGACCGCTCGCCGGATGCCGATTTTACGCGCAAGGGCTTGCCGCTGCCGCAGCCGGCCGTGGTGGGTGACCGGGCAACGGCCATCAAGGTGTACCGCGCCGGCAGTGTGGCCGCCAAGACGACGATTGCTTTCGATCAGGACATGACCGCGCTGAATGTGCCGGTGCGCCTGAAGGTGGCGGCATGAGCGCGATGGGCATCAAGAAGGCGGGGGCGGCATGACCGCCTGCGCGACCTGCACCCACTGGGCCATCAAGACCAGCCCGCTGGCGCGCCACGGGGCCGCGCCCTGCGCCCATCAGCCGCGCTGGGACTACTACCCGCCACACCAGTCCTGCGCCCGCCACACGCCCGCTGCGCCCGAGGTGGTGGCGGCGCGGCTGGCCTGGCTGGACAAGCTGGACCACAAACACAAGGTGAACGCATGAGCTACGACATACGGCTAGTTATCAACACGGGCGGCCCTCGCATGGAATCCGTGACAGAGTGCAGGAGTCCAACCTACAACCTTGGGCCGATGTTTAAGCTGGCGCTGGGTATGCCAATTCGCCAGCTCCACGGAATGACTGCCGGGGATGCGGTGCCCATCTTGCAAAAAGCCGGGCTAGAAATGAAGCGACGGCCAGCTAAGTTCAAAAAGCTCAACCCGGCGAATGGATGGGGCGACTACGAGGGCGCGCTTGAAACGCTGGGTTGGCTGATGGAGGTGTGCCAAGAGCACCCGCTTGCGACGGTGGAAATATGACCCTCATACGCAAAGGCATCCGACGCCAGCCAGAAACCCGGCTGGGGCAGTTGTTCGCCAGCACGCCAAAAACCTGCAAGGTGTGTAAATGCCAGTTCGACGCCCGCCTGCCGATGGCAACGGTCTGCTCGATGGAGTGCGCCAAGTCGCTGGCCGTGTCGATCCGCGGCAAGGCTGAGAAGCAAAAATTAGTCAAGGAGCGCAAGGACACCAAGGAAAAGCTGGCCAGGCTCAAGACCCGCGCACAGTGGGCCAAAGAGGCGCAGCAAGCGTTTAACGGCTGGGTGCGTGCCCGTGATGCAGGAATGCCTTGCATATCGTGCGGAAGGCACCACCAAGGCCAGAACCACGCCGGGCACTACCTGAGCGTCGGGTCGCGGCCGGAACTGCGCTACGAGCCTTTAAATGTGCATCTGCAATGTGCGCCATGCAACACGCACCTGTCGGGCAATGCCGTGCTGTACCGCCAGGCGCTGTTGGCCAAGATCGGGCCGGACTATTTGGCATGGCTCGAAGGTCCGCACCCGACACGGCACTACACCGTCGAGAAGCTGCAAGAAATCAAGCGCCACTACAGCGCAAAAACCAAAGCACTGAAAAAGGAACAAGTATGAAACCGCGACTTTTCAAACTGCACATGCTCTGGTACTGCATGAGCGACGCCGGCAAGGTCGGGCTGGGCTACTCGCCTGCTGACGCTTACGACGAGTGGGTGGCGCGCAATGGGGTCAAGGTATGACCCCGACATTCGCAGGAGAAATGCAGCTGGCCGGCTGGAGTGAATCCCACACAGGCGGCTGTAAGGTGACCTTCTGGCTGCAATCGCCTGATGACCTGGCCGCGTTTCGTGCGCTGACAGTGCGCAAGGGAAACACCGCTGGGCATCGGTTCATGGCTGCACTGGTCGAGATTGGAGACGACGAAAAGCCCTCGCAGGCCGCGCCAGTCGCGGATATGGGAAATCCCATACCCCGCGCCCACATCGGGGACGCCTGCTATCGCACGGTGCAGTGGTGCGCCAACCCTGAGTTCTGGGCGTTCCTGAACGAGTGCCACGTTGATTTTGCCGAAGTCACCAACGCCAAGGAGGCTGCGGAGGTGGTGAAGTTCCTGTGCACTGTCGAGTCGCGCAAGGAACTGGACACCGACAACGAGGCAAACAAGGCATGGCATCGGCTGATTCGGGAGCCTTACCGGGTGTATCTGGAACGTCAAAAAAGATAACCTGATTTACACCCTCAAAACCCAGCCAAACGCAAGCCCTGATTGAATAGTTTGCTATTAAATAGTTACCCAAAAACGGGTTGCAAAAGGTAAAATCTAAGCATGAAATCAACAGATTCCACGCCACTCCGCAAGCTGTCCGCACAAGAAGCCATCCTGGCCGCCATGCCGGGCCGCACCGCCGACCTGGCCGCCGCAACAGGCCTGGCGCATAGCACTGTGAAAAAGCTGGTGCGGGTGCTGAAAGACGCCGGGCTGATCCACACCAAGGCGCTGATACCGCCCAAGGTCAAGGGCAAGCCGGCGCCGGTGTATGCGCTGGGCAGTGGTGAGCCGGTCAGCGCCTTTCGCCTGCAACCGCTCCCGGCGCACAGCATGCACCTGGCCGCGCTCCGGTCGCAGGCTGTGCGGTTTCCGCTGTCGGGGGTGTGGGCATGAGTCAATCTAAAGGATCAACATGAAAACAGCTTTCCTTAAGTACACGACCTTTTTGCTGATCCTGGCGCCGCTTGCTCTCGCTGAGTGGGGTTGGTATGACGTGCCAGAGCGGGCTTACAACCTCTGCTACTTCCTGGCGGTGGCGATGGCTTGCATCTTCACCTTTGCGGTCATTGCTACTGCCGGCTCTGGAAGCTGGAAAACAATGAAGCCCGTCAAGCCGCCGATGCTGGCCAGTTTCATCATGATGTTCTTTGCGTCCCTGGGTTGGTACTGGCTGGCATCGGCCTGGCTGATGGTGATGGCCTTCTATTTATGCGTCTACGCGGCGCAGCAGTCGAAAAAGACCGCCAAAGGAGCCGCATGATCGACGACAACACCATCACCATTGCAGAGCGCTACGGCAAAGCCACAGCATCGAGCAATCTGCGCTTGGATGAAAACCGGCGCGGCGCGGTCAACCTGCTGATAGCTGCAGGTGTCGCAGCCCGTGGCGACCAAAAGGGCAGCCGCGCGCTAGGCGGCGCATTGCAGCGCCTGCTAAGTGAGTGGGAGCAGGCCGCCAAACCCCAGCGCATGCCCGTCATAAGCATGAAGAGCTGGATAGAGGCCTTGCCTTTGGTCAAGGTGGGCGAACGCATGGGAAATCCCATCATGGGGCGGGACAAAGAGGGCGCGCGAGCCATGCGCAAACAGCAACAAGCCACGAGCGACAGCTTGTACGAGCAGGAACTTCTGCAAATTGCACAGCGGCTGCAATCGCGGTTTCTGGTGCGTGATGCGCTGTATGCAATGGCCGTGCAATGGGGATGCCAGGACCCCGATGAAGTGGTGGCGCGCGCTATCGTGTACTGGCTGGCCAGCAAATGCCACAACTGTCACGGGACTGGTTCAGTTCAGGCGGGCGACAAGGTGCGGACATGCGGCCACTGTGAGGGCAGTACAGAGGCGCCTGTACCGGGCGAAAGCGCAGGCCGGCGCATGGTGAATTACATGGACCTCTGCCGGGTGACGTGGCTGGGTGCTTTCAAGCAGGCATACCGTGGAATTCACGATAACACTTGACATTCAGGAATTGTGCCGCATAATTGCCATCGTCGGTGGCAAGTTGACTGCAACCTGCTAACTTCCTATCTGTTGCGAATTACTGGCGAGCGAATCGCCAGGGCCTCAGATGGATAGCCGCCACCAGATACAAGACAACCCAGCCGAAAGGCGGTTAAGCCAACAGGGTTAAATGTTGGTGAGAGCGATGAAGGTGATGCTCTTTCACTAGGAGACCTTACAAGCAAACCGGGTGAAATGCTCCCGGTGCCAAATACAACCCGCCGATAGCAATATCAGGCGGGCTTCGTCGTTTCGGGCCTGTCAACCACCTTATGCGGCTACATGCCAACAGGGACAGCGCCCGTACTTATTGAGAGCATCAATGCCCAACATCAGCATCAAAGTCAATGGGACTGGCTTCGGCTCACTCACTGTAGATGGCGTGCATCTTCAGTGCGTCACTGCATTTGATGTGCATTGCCGCCCTGGTGATAGACCCAAGGTGGTTGTATCGCTGTCCACTGCCGAGCATGATATTGAACTTGAAGGTTCATTGCTGGTAATCGGCGGCACGACTGCGACCAAAGAAGTTGAATGGGCAATGCTCACATATTTGACGGCCAAGTACCCACTGATCGCCGGCGTCGAGCAGTTGCAACACACCGCGTTCGGCAGGGCTGCAGATGGCAAGATCGCTGCGCCTGCTGCGAGTGACGCTGTTGTGCGGGAGCTGGTGGAGATTCGCCGTTTGCTTCAAAGGCAAGAGGAAGCATCAACAGCCATTGCACGCTGAGTGCATGGCCCAGATTAAGGTAAGCATCACGGTTTCATTTGCCTGGTGGTGGCCGCTGTATATGCAGGGCGTAACAACCATACACATGCTGACCGGCCTTGAGCCTGATTGGTCAAAGTTCCGCAAGGCCGCCTACAGGGTGATGCGGTGCAGGGTAAGTTTTAAGTAATCACGTAATCGCCCGGTCATTGGCTGAGTGTGACAGCCAGCAGCGCGGGCTTAAACGCTGCTTTTCTCCGATGTAGGCGCAACAGTCACATGGCGCGAATGGTCCGGGCCTGCCGCAAGGTAAATCCAAAGGTCGCGCATGGCTCTCAAGACACTACTGATGAGGTAAAATAGACGAGCCCGCAAGGCTCTTGGAACAGCGTTGCGGGCTCTAACCACAACATGTTCTAAGGGAACACTTCATGGCTTTTGGCATTCTATATGGGCTGCGCCTGAGCGGCATCTACAAGATCACTAATACAGCGCACGGCAAGTTCTATGTAGGCAGCAGTGTGCAGATTGAGTCGAGGATATTCAAGCACCTCTGCCAACTGCGCAAGGGTAAGCACAACAACGGGCATTTGCAATCAGCCTATTCGCTGGATGGCGAGGATGCGTTTGACTTCATGCTACTTGAGGAGTGCGACAGGGCTGATCTGCTGACAAGAGAGCAGCACTACATGGATGCGCTGAAGCCTGAGTACAACATATGCCGGGTGGCCGGCAACACGCTTGGGGTTCTGCATACGCCAGCATCAAGAGCGAAGATGAGTGCAGCCAACATAGGCAATGCGCGGATGCTTGGGAAGCAGCACACCGAAGAAACGAAGCGATTGATTGGCTCTCTGGCTGGTCAGCGTAGGCACACGGAAGAGGCCAAAGCAAAAATCTCCAAAGCTGGCATGGGCAACAAAAGCAACACAGGTAAGACGCTTACCGCTGAGCATGTTGCTAAGGTCGCCGCCGCATCGCGCCAGATGTGGAATGGATTGGATGCGGAAGCAAGAAGAGAGGCGGCATCGCTTAGCTCGAAGGCCAGATGGGCTGATCCTGTTTGGCGTTTGCTGAATGCACAGAAGATCACCGATGGCAAAAAAGCAGCCAAGCTGGCGAGGCGACAAGCGCAGTAGTTCAGAGCGCGGCTACACCTGGGCATGGACGAAGGCGCGCAATGCGTACCTTCGGGTGCATCCGTTGTGCGTGATGTGCCAGGCTATGAAGCCGCCAAGGGTGACGCTGGCGAACGTTGTAGATCACGTCATCCCGCATCAAGGCAATGAGGTGCTGATGTGGGATGAGTCCAATTGGCAGGCATTGTGCGCGCCGCATCACAACAGCGACAAGCAGATGCTGGAGAAGTCAGGCGAGAAGCGCACGGCGTTCGACGCTGACGGCCGGGTTGTGTGGTAGCAGGGGGGGGGAATCCAATCTTTGGC